GGATAGGGATCGATAGCTACCAAGCTAAAGAAGGTCATTCGTATAGTTCAATCAAGAATAGTGATACAGAACCATTCAAGCAGACTTACAAGATGCAATTAGGGACTGAGGTACATAATTACCTTCTTGAACCTACAACATACAAGCATGAACGAAGGGAACTAATAGAACCTATTGCAAGAGCTGCTTATGATGTTATTGGCTCTGTTTTACCTTTCCTTGATACTGAGTTATCCGTAACTGCAGACTTTGAACATGAAGGTTTTATAATGCCTTATAGAGGTCGTGTAGACATGGTGCGAAGTGGTAAGGTTGTAGTTGATTTGAAGATTAGTGAAATGCCATTAAGTAAGTCAATACCTTACTTTGGATATGATAAACAACTTACTGGATACTGCTTGGCTACTATGTGCAACGTAGGAATCATTATTAGAGTGAATCCGAAAACAAGGCACACTGAGAGGGTAGTCATTAAGCAAGATGTTGCATGGTGGGAACAAAAAGTTTTAGAGTTAGGAATACCAACTGAATTTTATTAATTGAACAACAACGGTACTGGCTCCCGACATCCAGGTATATTATGATAGTTATAGATATATGTTTATCAGACATTCCAGAATGGAGTAGAAAGAAAGCCAACAATGGTAAGATTTATGCGAAGTTCTGCTTAGTAGAACGCAAAGAGAAAGACAAGTTTGACAACACACACAGTGTGTACATGAACCCAACTAAAGAGCAACGCGAAGCAAAGCAAGACAAGTCCTATGTAGGTAATGGAAAGGAACTTGTGTTTAATGCACCTGCATCTAAGCAAGAAGATGCGCCAAGGCATGAGGTAGCAAGTGATTTGCCTTTCTAATCTTAACCAACAAGGCTGGGCAAATGGTCCAGCCTTCAAAAAACAACAACAACATGATTAATAAAATATTTAACGAACCTTGTCTTGATACATTAAAAAGGATGCAGGATAAAAGTATTGATTGTGTTATAACATCCCCTCCATATTGGCAGTTAAGAGATTATGGATATGATGGACAATGGGGATTAGAACCAACTTTTCAAGAATATCTTGAACATTTATGGGAAATGATGGATGAAATTTACAGAGTTCTTAAAGATGAAGGTACTTGTTGGATAAATTTGGGTGATACTTATTCATCAAGTGGAGGCGCACCGAATAACCAAAAAATACAAAAAAATAGTGGTTTTGAATGGGATAAATCTAAAGTACAAAATGATAGAAAAAATATAAATTACGGAGTAAAAAATAAATGCCTTTTACTTATTCCACATCGTTTTGCAATCGGTTGCATTGATAGGGGTTGGATTATAAGAAATGATATTATTTGGGCAAAGCGCAATGGCATGCCTGAATCGGTCACTGATAGGTTTACTAAGAAACATGAGTATATATTTTTTATGACAAAGTCTGAGAAGTATTATTTTGATTTGGATGCTATCAGGGATAAGCATAAGCATTCAAACGATAAAAGAAATGATGGGAATAGGCATGAGTATTCGGATAATGTAAAATCTCAGAATAACGAATGGATTGCATCAAATGCAGTATCTTTTAATCCTATTGGTAAAAATCCTGGTTCAGTTTCAGACTTTTGGGATATTACAACTAAAGGTAATTCATCAACACATTACGCATCTTATAATATGGATTTGATAAAAAAACCAATACTTGCAGGTTGTCCTGAAGGTGGTATTATTTACGATCCATTTATGGGAACTGGAACAACTGCCATAGGTGCAATAAAATCAAATCGTAATTTCATAGGTTCTGAAATGTCAATTGACTACATCAAAATTTGTGAATCAAATATTAAACCTTTACTTCAACAAACAACTTTATTCTAATGAGAAGTTCCATAGTTCAATCAATTCAACATCTTAAAATTTCAGAAGAGTTCATGCAAGACTTCATCCGCTCCGCTCCTAACACGAGGGGAGCGGTAATCTTCAAAGATTACTCAAGAAGAGTTCAATGGATTCTACGAGATATTATAACTTATCCTTACTTTGATGATGAAGTAAGGAAAGGTATTAAAGTAGAAATCGAGTCTGATGCTTTTGCAGTTCCTGCCATTGTTGGGAAAATAGCTTTGCTGAATCCTGAACAAAGGGAAATGATGGAGGATTTGGTAGATGATATATTGAAAGGTAAAACGATACATATTGATATTAAGGATGATAAAATTATATAACAATGCAATCAGGAATAAATTATTTAATTAGTCATGCAGATTGCGAAAATTGTAATTATAAATGGACTGCAATCGTAGAAGTAGATTATATAGAATTGCTCGGTAAAAAAGAATATAAATTACCTGAGTTTCTATTATGTCCTGAATGTAATAGTCAATTTGCAGATTATAAAGGAATAATAACTGATGGAGATTTTAAAAATAAAATTATATAAAATGACACAACAAACGGCAGTAGAATGGGTAGTTGAACAAATAAATGGGAAAAGTTTAAACAACGTAATTATAGATATTCCTATAGATATAATTGAACAAGCCAAAGAAATCGAATACAATCAAATTGTAAACGCATATCTTCAAAAGCGTGCTAAAGGTAATATTGTTAAATGCCTTAAAACTTGGGACTTAGCAGATGAATATTACAATAAAACTTATAAGAATGACTGACACAATAGTTGAAGAGGTAGTAAAAAAATTTCAAAGTAGGTCTAAGTTAGGTATAGAAAAATACGGAACTACTTTAGATAGAGATGATTTAAGCATTGAAGAATGGTTGGATAATGCAATCGAAGAATCTATGGATTTAATTTTGTATCTTTATAGGGTAAAAAAAGATATAATAAAATGGGAGCAAAACAAGTTGATTTAACTGGTATAAAATTTAATAGATTACACGTAATTTCTATCAGTGAAAGTAAAAAATATGGCAAAAGTTTTAAAAGGATATGGAAATGTCAATGTGATTGTGGTAAAATAACTTTTTGTACTACTTCTTCTCTTACTGGTAAACATACACAATCATGCGGATGTCTACATAATGAATTATCATCTGTTAATAGCATAAAATCAAGACATAAAATTGTAAGAAGAGGTAGTGGATATAATTCAATTTTTAGTAGTTATAAAAATAATGCTAAATCAAGAAATATTGAGTTTAATCTTGATTTTGAATATTTTAAAAATCTATTAATTAATAATTGTTTTTATTGTAATGCAATACCTGCTAATGTATATATGAGAAGTTATTATAATGTTACATATAATGGTGTTGATAGATTAGATAATAATTTAGGATATATTAAGAATAATGTTGTTTCATGTTGCAAAATTTGTAATATTTCAAAAAATAATTATTCTACTGATGTATTTCTAAATTGGATAAAAAATCTTTCTAAAAATTATAAAAATGTTAAATCAAAAATAAAATTAATAATCAATGACAAACAAACAACGTTATAATGCAGCACATCTGCACTGGCAAGAACATAAATATCCTGAAGCATTCAAGTCAGGATTTACACATGATCCGAGCATGCCAGTTACTACCAAGGCAAACGGACTTACTGCATACATTTGTAACTACCTGAACTGGAGCGGACACCGAGCAACACGAATAAACGTATCTGGTCGTAAGGTTCAAGGTAAATGGATAAGGTCCACAACAAGGAAAGGAACTGCGGATATCTCAGCGACCATCAAAATAAATGGATTAGGTTGTTCAGTTATGTGGGAAGTCAAAATTGGTTCAGACAAGCCATCTGAGTTTCAATTAAAGGAAAAAGAAAAGGAAGAACAAGCAGGCGGAAAGTATTTTTTTGTTAAAACTGTTGATGAATTCTTTGAGCAATACGATAGTTTATTCGTAAATTTGTAGCATTAATTATCGTGCCGGATAATTATTATTAAAATTATTTTATATACCTGATTGGGGGATCGCCGGCACGCGTGAACTCAGTCAGGTTTTTTTATTTAAACTATTTTATATGAATGACTTTGAAAGTTGGGAAATTGTACAAAAAATTGCAGATGATATTGAAGAAATTTATGAAATTGATAGCAAAGAAGCATTTAAACTTGCTATTGAATTTTGGAAAGCAGAAATTTTAAATAGCATAAAAGATTCACTTCATAATAAATTCTAATGATTAAAACTATCTACCAAGAATATCAATTACTTGGCTTAAAGGTTATCCCTATCGAATGGGACATAGTCAATAAATGCCCAGTATCACATAGAGAATGGCAATCTGAATACTTACCTATCTATGAATATCATAATGCTCTAATGGTGGCAACTGGTAACGATTGGGCAGCGTTAGACTTTGACATAAAGAATACGGATGACAAAGAAATATTTAACAAATGGTTGGCTATTGTCAAGAATCAAAACCCTGATATCTTAGACAAAGTATTCATTGAGCAAACTAGAAACAAAGGTTACCACGTTTGGATTAAGTATAAACACTTAACAAAGAAACTATCATTAGCCGATTCTATTCAAGGTGCTGAGGTGATAGCGTTATATGCTGAAGGTCCACTTGTTTATACTTACCCAACTGCACAATATGTTGAGTATCATAATAGTATGCAAGATGTTGAATACTTAACTGAAGGTGAATACAATTACCTTCTTGAAACATCTCAGTTCTTTAATGAGTACAAGCCAAGTTACGATCCGAATAAAAAAGCAGTAAGCTACCCAGTAGGATTTGAAAAGAAACTTATTTCATTTGATACCTTAATTACTGACGATACTTGGAACGAGATACTTAACCAAATAGGCTTGGAAGTAATTCACGATTTCAGGTATAATAAAAAGGATTTCTTTACTGCGTATCGAAGAAGTAATTCAGCATCTCAGCAAATATCTGCTAAGGTATATTTTAAAACAAAGAGGTTGATGCTATTTTCAGCATCACTACCACAATATCCAAACTGGCATAATAAACACAATTACGATGTATGGGCATTGCCTCCATCGTTTGTTCTATTTTACAAAAATGATAGAGATTGGGAAGCAACCATTCAAGAAATTGATATGATAATTGATTCATCAGGTATTGACATTGAAGAAGAAACGAAACTAATATCGAATCAAGAATTCCCTTATGATATATTCCCTGAAGCAATTAGAGCATCATTGTTTGAAGTTGCAGAAGGTCGTAGCCTTGCGCCTCACTTCTTAGCTACTTGCGGTTTATGGACTATATCAAGCCTTGCAGGTACAATGTATAAGTCAGACTTTAATGGTGATGCTCGCAATATCTTATTTTGTTTAATGATTGCTCCTATCTCAGTTGGAAAAACACCAGCGTACAAAGCAATGTGTGAAAAACCATTGGAGCATATTATGAAAGATTATGATGTTCAATTCTCAGCCGACATTAAAAAATGGGAATTAGAATTTATGGAATCAAAAAACAAGAAAGAACCATTTGTTAAAAAGAAGCCAAGAAGATTCATACCTTTTGCAGTTGATGGAACTACGGAAGGTTACATTGCTTTGTCAATGGACCAACCAAATGGATTAGGAGTTTATCACGATGAAGCGGAAACTATATTAAATGCTGGAAGTTACAAATCAAGTAACGATTCAATAAGTTTCTTTACTCAAGCTTTCTCAGGTGGAAGGCTCACGCAAATTAGAGCGGATAGGGATAAAGAAAGAGTTGTACCTAATTTGAATATCAATTTATTAATGGGAACGCAACCAAGTAGGCTGCTTAATGTTTTTACAAAGGATGCCCTTGCAAGCGGTTTTACATCAAGGTTCTTAATGGTTGAATCTGATTACATATTACTTAATACTGAAGTTGATCCCTTTGCTAAGAATAAAGAGATGTCCAACGATTGGACAAAAATAGTCCAATATCTTTATCAGTTGGGTTATGCCTTTAATACTGGGCAAGCCCAACAAATGGATATTGAAATGAATGAATCAGCTAAAAAATTATATGCTTATTATTTTAAATTAAATCGAGAACAAGGAAATGTAAGAATACTAAATAAAACAGAAAACCTTCTTATAGGTACTGAAGCCAAAATGAGCGCATATTTTTCAAGGTTATGTCAAATCATAGCAATACTTAACAATCCAATTAAACCCGAAATAACAGAACAGTATGTTCATTTAGCGTGGCAACTTTATAAATATTATGCAAATTCAACTTTGAAGATAATAATTAAGATGCAAGGTGAAACCGAAACTGGTTTAAGCGAAGAACTTGAACTTCTTTATCAGGCATTGCCTTTGGTATTTAAACTTAAAGATGCCGAGGAAACTTGCATTAGATTGAATTTAAAAAAGGATAAGTTCAAGAATTCCTTAAGAAATAAAAACTTTTTAAGCCTTTTTAATAAAAAAGAACACGGAGTTTATGCTAAAGTTTAATCCAAAAGTTCACAAAAGTTCATCAAAAGTTCACTTTTTTTCCTCTGAAAGGTGCGCCAATGCTAGATAAGTTCAAAAGTGTGAACTTTTCTATAGATATAAAATTGAATATATATATATATATTTATTACTCTATATATATATACTAAGTGAACTTTTGAACTTTTGAACTTTTCCGCGTCAGTAAAGGGTTTCATAGGTTTTTCATTGAACTTATAGTGAACTTGATTGAACTTTTACCTTGTTCTTTGAATTAATTGTAACTTTGCCTTATGACATCTCGGGACATCATCGAACAACTTTACACATCAGAGGACTTAGTCCAATGTATTGCGAAGGTTCAACCGCCAGAGATACGCGAGGACTTACTACAACACGTTTTTTTAGCACTTCTTGAGAAAGATGATACTTTGATATTGGAACTGCATCGAACGTCTAAATTAACGGCTTACGTGGTTAAAATGATTTACAACCTTGCTACATGGAATAGATCAACATTTAACAAGCAAAAGTCAAGGGAAATTCTAACAAATGATTTCGACCATCCAAGCGAAAGTATAAACGAAGAAAATATAATACCTTTGCATCGGTTACATTGGGTAAGTGAAAAGGTATTAACACTATATGCTGAACATGGGAGTTATCGAGCAGTGGGAGAAGTAACGGGGATACCTTATAGTACTGTGTTTAGACTGGTAAAAGAAGCTAAAATTAAAATTAAAAAACTAATATGAACAAATTTGATTACCTATTTGAAAGAGTTAGGCTCGGAATTGATGTTCACCCATCCGAAATTGAGATGGAAGAACTTGTAAGCATTGCACAGAAGATTTCACCGAATGGTGACTTTGTTTGGAAAGGATGCCAGAGCTGTGTTAATTACATTGTAAAGTTTGTAGATGAGAATAAAAATAGATTAGAAGATGCCAACAAAAAAAGGACTAAGTAAATATATTGAATCACCTGAAACACTTTGGGATATGTTTCAAGCATATTGCAAGGATGCCAAAAGCAGACCTTTCATTGTTACTGATTGGGTTGGTGGGCAAGGGATGAAGGTTGATAGAAAGAAGGAAAGACCTTTGACAATGGAAGGCTTTAACTTGTTTTGCTATGATAAAATAAGTACAGTAAGGGATTATTTCTTGAATAAAGATGGAAGATATGAAGCCTATATTACCATCTGTTCGCGTATAAAGGAAGCAATCAGGGAAGATCAGATTGGCGGCGGCATGGCAGGTATCTACAATCCGAGCATTACCCAGCGTTTAAATGGCTTAGTTGAGAAGGTTCAGAACGATGTTAAGGTTGAGCAAGGTTTATTTCCTGATGTTAAACACGATTAAATATGTTTATAAGAACATCCGCTATCAACAAGATACTTAAGTTAAAAAAGTTTTGTAGAGGAGTCCAGGGTGGCTCTTCTGCGTATTAATCCCCTAGGTAGTAATGCTTAGGGGATACAATAAGTAGGCAAAACTTACGCAATCCTTCCCATCCTTATCGACATTGCTACTAAGACTCCACTAAGTGAAATTTCCGTAGTCGCTGAGTCAATCCCACATCTTAAACGTGGTGCTATGAAGGACTTTAAAAAGATCATGGTTGAAACTGGTCGTTTCTTTGATGACAGATGGAACGCAACTGATTTCAAGTATACTTTTGCAAATGGTTCTCAGATAGAGTTCTTTAGTGCTGATAACGATGCAAAGCTAAGGGGTGCAAGACGTGATTGGTTGTACATGAACGAAGCTAATAACATGAACTTTCACTCTTACACCGAATTAGCATCAAGGACAAAGAAAGGTGTTTACCTTGATTGGAATCCAACGGATGCGTTTTGGTTTCACGATGAACTCATTAATGATTCAGATGTTGACTTTCTTATTATAAACTACCTTGACAATGAGGCTTGCCCTGAATCGGCACTAAACTTTATCAACAAAGCAAAGCAGAAAGCGGATGCAGGCTCAGGATTCTGGTCGAACTGGTATCGTGTTTATGGATTGGGTGAGATAGGTTCTTTGGAAGGAACAGTATTCAATAACTGGACTCAATGCGATAAGATACCAAAGGATGCTGAGTTTATTTCATACGGTTTAGATTGGGGATTTACGAATGATCCGACTTCGTTAATTGAAGTTTATAGATACGAATCAAAAATCTATGTTAATGAGTTACTTTATCAGACTCAGTTAACGAATAGCGACATAGTAGCTAAGTTGAAAGCCTTCAACGTGAATACTTCGCAATGCATTGTTGCTGATAGTGCAGAACCGAAGTCAATTCAAGACCTTACCAACGCTGGCTATTATGTAGAACCTGCAAGGAAAGGACCAGATAGT